TGTCGCCAAGGCCTACGACTTCGAGCGAGTGAACGCTCTGTTGGCAGCCAAGGCCGATTCGTTGCAGGTGATCGAGAACAAGATCGCCCGGCTCGTCGCACTCTGGAACGGCGAGACGGTCGAGCAAAGTTCCGACGCACTGGTGACCTACCCGGATAACTTCGACACGCGCGGGCTCTACGACGAGTTCGATATCGCCGCTCGGCTCATGCTCATCGAAGCCCCAGACTCGATGCGTCAGGAGCAGATGAAGGCGGTCATCGACAAGCTGTTCCCGCAACTGGCGAAGGATCTGAAGGACAAGATGCTGGCGGATCTGAAGGACTGGCCGCCGATCGATCCGCTGCTGGACCCGAACAACACCGCGGCCCAACAGACCCAAAAACTCTCCGACCGCGCCGTGGGGCAAGCGTCCCTCAAAACGCAGTCGGAAGGCTAACCCACCCGCCGCTCAAGCGAACCGAGCGGCTTTTTGCTTATCAACTGGCCTAGAGACTGGCCGAAAGGAAGAAACGAAACATGAACGCACTCCTGCGCAAGATGCTGATCTCCCAACGCTACATGGACGCGGCGGGCGACGAAGGCTCGAAATCCGGCGGTGGCGCCGACAAGATCGCAGCGGCACTGGCTGAACAAGAAGCTGCCGCCAAGGCCGCGGCTGCAGAAGCGGAAACGAAGAAAGCCGAAGAGGCTGCCGCTGCCGAAGCCGCCAAGAAGGGCGACCCCAACGGCGATCGCAAGCCGACCGACGAAGAAGCGAAGCTGCTCAAGGAAGTGATGCAGAAAAAGGGCAAGCTCGATGAAGCCAATCAGGCACTCGAGGCGGCCCGTGAGCAACTGAAGAAGTTCGACGGCATCGACCCGGAAGCGGTGCGCGCGCTGCTCAAGGAAAAGAGCGACGCGGAAACGGCCGCGCTCGAAGCGAAGGGCGAATGGAGTCGTCTGAAGGAACGCATGGCCGGCGAGCACGCGACGGAAAAGAAGTCGCTCGAGGACAAGATCGCCGAGTTGCAAGGCCAACTGGTCGCGCGCGATGGTCAGATCAATGAACTCACGGTCGGCGCGCAGTTCTCGACCTCGCAGTTCATCAGCAACGAACTGGCGTTGACGCCGGCCAAGGCACGCGTGATCTACGGCGAGCACTTCGAGCTGGTCGAGGGCAAACTCGTGGGTTATGACAAGCCCAAGGGTGCGGCCAACCGCACGCCGATCGTGGATGCTTCGGGCAACTCGGTCGCCTTTGACGAGGCGCTCAAGAAGATCGTCGAAGCGGACCCGGAGAAGGACTTCCTGCTCAAGAGCAAGGTCAAGCCCGGCGCCGGATCGGCCTCGCCCGTAGCTGCAGGCAAGCAAGCCGGCAACACGCGCGCAGAGCCCGAAACGAAGGGTCTTTCGCGCATCGCCTCGGGGCTGAAAGGGCTGAATATTCAGCTCAATGGCTGAGTGTTTTGGGCCTAGGTAGACAGTCAGAACTGACTGGTAAAACGCGCCGATTTATGGTATTGTCACGACCTATCGGTGACTAAAGCGACCTAGGCCCGAAACGAAACCTGTTTCACCTCTCTTAAAGGAAAAGCAATGCCTCTTTTGAAAGAAACGGCCGACCTGTTGAGCAACAACCAACTGGTCGCTGGCGTCATCGACGAAATCATCGAGCGCGACGACCTGTTCTCGGTCCTCCCGTTCGTCGGCGTGAACGGCAAGGCCTATGTCTACAACCGCGAAGACACGCTGGCAGGCGCTGACTTCCTCGACCCGAACGACACGGTGAACGAAAGTGCATCGACGGTCGAAGAGGTCGTGGCGAAGCTGCGCATCCTCGCAGGCGACGTGGATATCGACAAGTTCCTGCAGTCGACCGAAAGCGACACCAACGACCAAATGGCGATCCAGATCGCCAAGAAGGCCAAGGGCGTGGCGCGCATGTTCCACCAGACGCTCGCCACCGGCGACGCGACGGCCAACCCGAAGGCGTTCGACGGTCTGCCGAACCTGTCGGTTGCCGCTGGCGGCACGCAGACGATCCAAGCGGGCGCAAACGGCGGCGCGCTGACCCTCACCATGCTCGACGAGCTGCTGGACGCAGTGCCGAACGGCGCCGACGTCCTGGTGATGCGCCGTGGCACGATCCGCGCATTCCGCGGCCTGCTGCGCGCGACTTATGGCACCGACGCTGTGATGCAGCAGTTGGAAAACTTCGGTCGCCCGATGCTCACGCACAACGGCGTGCCGATCATCATGAACGAGTTCCTCGGCGCTGACGAAGCAGTCGGCACGGGCTCGGGCCTGTGCTCGGTCTACGCGCTGCGCCTGAACGAGCTCGATGGCCTGCACGGCATCTATGGTGGCGGCAATGCCGGCATCGTCGTGGAGAACATCGGCACGGTGCAGAACAAGGACGCAACGCGTATCCGCCTGAAGTGGTATACGGGCCTGGCGCTGAAGTCCACGCGCTCGATCGCGCGTCTGAAGGGCGTCTCGAACGTCTAAGCGCGGCCTTAGTCAAAACTGACTAAGATAGAAGGGCGGGCCATGTGCTCGCCCTTTTTCACATCAAAGGACACACCGAATGAAACTCCGACTGACTGACCCCGGCATGCAGCACTACACCGCGCAAATGGGCGCGATCTTTTTCGTCGACGGACTCTCCACCACGGACGTGTCGCGCCGTGACGCGACTCGCCTGGCTGCGGTCTATCGCTGCGAATACGAGGACGGCACCAACCCCAACGTCGCGCAGCACTTGCTCGACAGCATGCACACCGAGGCGGTGAGCACCCAGGCGACCACTGTCGTGACCGAGCATACGCCCGAACCGGCACCCGCGGCCCAGGCGCCTGCCGCCGGCAAGCCCGTCTTCAACGAGAGCGCACTGGCGGCCATTGCCGACGAGAAGGGCATCGGCGGGCTGCGCGACATTGCCGAGCCGATGGGCATCAAGGGCAACTCGATTCGCGGCCTGATCGATGCGCTGGTCAAAGCCACCGGCGGCACGTTCGACGCACCGAGCGAGTAAGGAGCGCGCATGGACTTCTTTCTCGCAGGCACCGCGGTCGAGTGTGTCATTCCGATTCGCCTCATCGGGGCGGACCCCGTGGCGCAGGTCGACTATCGCGTGCTGAATCAGGACGACGTGGAGCTCGCGCCGCGTCAGCCCGTGACGAACTACGCCGGCGGCAAGACGGTGACTATCGACGTGCCTGCGAGTCTGAACGTGATGGGCGCAGCCTCCACGCAAGACACCATCCCCACGCGCGAGGCACGCGTGATCGAGCTTTACGTGATGTTCGCGGGCGCGGGCAATCAGGTCGTGCAGACCTACGCCTACGGCCTGGAGCCGGTCGCGGTGCTCGTGCCTGGGGTCAACAGCTTTCAGACCTACGCGCAGGCGCAATTGATGGCCGCCGAGATTCCCGGCACGCCGGGCTGGGATGCAGCAACCGACGAGGAGCGCTACGCGGCCATGATCGAGGCGCGCTGGCACCTCGTGAAGCTCTCGTATTACCTGCTCAACAGCAACATCAACTTCGGCCAGGACAGCCTGAACTTCGTGCCCGAAGGCGTGTATCAGTCCAAGTATGTCGCAACGAATGGCCTCTTCATGTTCGACGGCAACCTGGAGCTGCTCAACGCCGAGCAGTTCGCGGCACTCCCCGAGCGCTTCAAGGGCGCACTGCGCAAGGCGCAGGTGGCTGAAGCCGACTACATTCTGTCGGGCGACGCGGAGCTGGACAAGCGTCTTGCGGGTCTCACCTCGGACGCGATCGGGCAGACCCGGCAGAGCTACCGCTCCACCAAGCCGCTCGATCTGCCGTGCTGCAAGCGCGCGCTCTCCTACGTCTCCTACTTCGTGGCGATGAATAAGCGCCTCGCTCGCACGTGATCATGGCCTACGACGATCTCACCAACCGGATCGGCGTCGACTACGAGGCGCTGCTCTTTGCGCTGCGCGGCCTGTATCTGGCCGCCGTCGCACCGGGCGCGCACGTGACCGCCGCCAGTCTCACTCAACTGCAGCGCGAAGCCCACAAGCTCGCGCACGCCTTCATCGAGCGCACCGACGCGGCTCTTATCGCCTACGCAAGCGAAGTGGGCGCCGACGGCTCGCGCATCGGTTCGACGCTCGACATGCTGCGGGTTGCGCTCGCGCAAAACATCAAGACCGTCACACGTGCCATCGCGGGCGGGCAGACCGGTGTCGCTGCGATGCTCAAGGGCGCAACCGGGGGCATGGGGCAGCTTGTGCAGCAGAAAATCGGCGGCATCGAATTCAAGGCGCAGGATTCGCTCGGGCGCAAGTTCCCGGCCCAGACGCTCGTCAAGACCACGATCCGCCAGTTTGCGGTGCAGGCCTCGGTGGATGCGGTGGTGGGCGAGGCGATCCGGCTCAACAAGGACGCGATCTTTGTTTTCACGCCCGACGGCTACATGCAACGCGTGGCGCTCAAGGAGCTGCCCAGCGTGCGCCAGCGCATTTTTCATCCCAACACTCGCGCGGAGGCGAAAGTCATCGATGTTCCGGCCTAACCAACCCATTGTGCTGGAGATTTCCGCCGGCACCGACGTCTACGGGCAACCGAAGGCGCCCACGCTCGTGCAGGAGCGCTGCGCGGTGGTGTCGCTCACCGCACGCTCTGAGAAAACCTCGGTGCGCGCCGATAGCTCCGCCACACGCGGCAACGCCAACGAGCTCGAGGCCGACGGCGTGATTCTGCTCTCGCCCAAGACCGCGGCCGTGATCGATGCGGTGGCCACCGTCGCCGGCCAGCGCGTGCGAATTGCCGCGCTCACACGGCAGTTTGACCTCGCCGGGCGCCCGGATCACCTCGAGGCGTCCGTCATTCACTGGAGTGCGTAAATGAACGTAATGCCGCTGGTGCAGCGTCTTGTCGACCAGGGTGTCGGCCAGATGGGCACCAACCTCTTTGCCTACATGCTGCCCACTGGCGCCACCTCGGCGGTGCTGGTGCGCAACGACCTGAACGGCACCAAGATCAATCACCAGTTGCCGGGCTTTTTCAAGACCCGGGTGCAGGTGATCGCGCGCGACACGACCTATCTGAAGGCCGACGCGCGCATGAGTGCGGCGCTCGCAGCGCTCACGCTCGACCCCGGCACGGTGCTCGAGGACGGCGTGAACCGCATGACCTTCAACTACTGCCGGCCGGTGGCGCTGCCCTCGGTGTTTCCGCTCTCGAGCGGCAACCTGATCGAGTTCAACGTCTACCTCGAAGTGTGCTTCGTGCAGGAGACGCTCTGATGCCAGTAGAGACCCAGGGGCTCGATAACCTCGCCATCCTGCTTCAGCAAGTGGGGGAGAAGGCCGTGAAGGGCGCCATCGCCGCGATGCGCACTGAAGCCGAGACGGTGGCGATGTATGCGCGCGAGTATGCCCCGATCGATCACGGCAACCTCGAGGAAGCCATCAAGGTGCGCGAGACCGGAGGCGGTCGCAACGGCGCCGGCCAGTTCGTGCGCAAGAGCGTGGAGGTGTATGTCGACCAGGACATGCCCGTGCCCGAGCGGCCCGGCAAGACCGTGGGCGACTACGCCTACGAGGTGCATGAGCACATGGAGCCGGCGGGCGGCTCGATGCAGCGCGGCGAGAAATCCGAGGCGAAAGACGGCGGGCGCAACGTGGTCGGCGGCGGCTACATGACACGCGCGGCGGCGGACGCGGAAAAGCACGTGGTGGCGGCCATTACGGCGGCCGTAAAGCTCAGTATCAACTGAGTTCGACGTGACTCCTAGGGCTGCCTGTGGTATATTCGGCCACAGTCAGAACTGACTATTAAAACCTCTTTGCAAAGGAGTTTAGATGGCAAGCGATACAAAGAATGTGAAGTTGGGGGTCTGCCGGGTGTATTTCGACGCCGTGGACCTCGGCTACACGCAAGGTGGTGTGCAAGTGTCGGTGAAGACTGACACCCACAAGGTCAACGTCGACCAGTTCGGCAAGACCACCATCAACGAACTGATCATGGCGCGCGACGTGTCGGTGAAGGTGCCGCTCGCGGAAACGACGCTGGACAACCTGGTGGCGATCATGCCGGGCGCAACGCTCGTGGGTTCGGGCACGGACAAGAGCGTCGAAGTGTCGGTGGGTATCGGCATCGACTTGCTCTCGATCGCGAAGGAACTGCGCCTGCACCCGATCGCGAAAGCCGACACCGACTACTCGGAAGACTTCGTGGTGCCGCTGGCGGCAACCGCCGGTGCGCTCGATTTCGCGTATGAAGTCGAGAAGGAACGCATCTTCTCGGTGGACTTCACGGGCTACCCCGATCCGGCCACCCAAAAGCTGTTCAAGGTCGGCGCCGCACCGGTCGCACCGTAACTGAGCCAACAGTCAGAAATGACGGTTGAGTAACACACCCCAAGCCCCGCTCCCCGTAGCGGGGCTGTCTCTAGGAGCACAGCAATGACCAAGATTTTGAACCTGGACGCATTGGCCGAACAGGAATCGCGCGAACTGGTTCTCGGTGGCGTCACCTACAAGGTGCCCGCGATGACCGTCGCCAACTTCATCGAAACCTCGCGCATCGCGCAAAAGCTCGTGGCGCGCGAAGACGCGACGCTGGCGGACCACATCGAGGCGGCGGTCGACATGATCGTGCGCAGCATCCCCGGCATGAAGCCGGCCTCCCTCAAGGGGCTGTCGGTGGAGTCGCTCAACAAGATCACCTCCTTCATCAAGGGCGAGGACGACGAGAAGGTCGAAGCGGCGCTTGAACAGGCCGCAGCCCAAGAAGCGGGGCAACCCTCGGGAAACTGAGCAAGCCGGCACTGGAGGCGCTCGATTTCGGGTTCCTCTATTGCCGGGTCGCGCACTTCTACCAGCGCACCGACGAACAACTCCTTGCGATGCCGATGCGGCGTTTCTGGCTCTACCACGAAAACGTCGATCGCATCAGCGCCCAGAAAGACATGCGCGCCCTCACGGTCGCCGCAGTCTCTCAGCAGGACGGGCCGGTGATCTCCGACTACCGACAGCGCTTGATCGTCGAAGTCGGCCAGATCGCCAAGATGAGTTCGGCCGCGGTGATCAAGCAGGAGGCGCAGCGAGACGAGGAGGGCTTCGCGGACTTGAAATTCATGGCGGAACAAACGATAGGGTCGAGGGTTTAAATGGCAATTGGTGGCGATATCAAGGTTGTCCTGACACTGGACGACAGCGGCTTTACGCTGAAAACCAAGCAGGCGACGAGCACGTCCGACGCGCTCAATACCGGCTTAAAGGATCTCGCCACCTCCGCCAAGAGCGTCGAAAACCCGCTCGCGTCTGCCGCCAAGCAGATGGAGTCGATCGCCGCCAAGCTCGCCTCGTTCGCCTCGGGCATGAAGGGCGCCTCGACCGAAATGGGTCCGGTGCAGCAAGCCGTGGGCGAAGTCGCCAAGTCGATGACGTCGCTCGCGACCGGGCTGCAAAAGGCGGGCGATCTCGCGCAGCAAGCCGCCAAGGGTGTGGGCGCCGTCGGTGAAGCGGCCGCGTCCGCCAACACGCAGGTCGAAAAGACGGCCGCGGCCGCCAACAACCTCGCCGCGGGCATGGACAAGACCGTGCCGGCGTTGCTCAAGGCGCGTGAAGGGCTCGCCCAGACGGGCCAGGCGGCAACCGCTGCAGCCGGTGAAGTCAACGCCGCCAATGCAGGAATTGCCGCCTCCTCCGGCAAGGCGACCGCCGCGCTCTTATCCGCACCGTCCGCGGCCATGAAAGCGGCAATGGCCAACGCCGCACTGGGCAATAGCGCCAAGCAGGCCGCACAGGGCCAGGGTCAGCAAGCGCAAGCCGCGGGATCGGCCGCCGGCAACACCAGCAAACTCGAATACGAAGTGCGGCGCCTCGCAGGCGTCATGATCCAGCTCGTCAAGGCGACCAACAGCAACACGGCCGCCACCGACAAGCATGTCGTGGCCACCACGTCGCTCACGAGCGCGGTCGGCGCCAACACCACGGCGCTCACCGACAACTCGCTCGCAACGAACGCGAACACGAACGCGATGCAGCGCGCGGGCAGCAACATGCGCAACACGCGCCAGCAAGCGGACGCGCTCACCGAGTCGCTGCGTGCGATGGCGGGCGTCTACGCGGGCATGAAGATCGAGCAGGGCATCAAAGGCAGCATCAACGATGCCGGCGAATACCAGCGCGCGCAGGTCCGTCTGCAAGCGATGGGCATGAGCGACGGAGAGAATCAGCAGTTCAATCTGAAGGCCGACGACCTCGCGCGCCAGAACCCGTTTCTCTCGCGCACCGATGCGGTCAACGCACGGCTGGGCGCGATCGGCTCAGTGGGCTCGAACAACCAGGCGATCATCGACGCGGTGCTGCCCACCGCCTCGAAGATGGCCTACAACCTGCAGGCACTCGGTTTCGCGCACGGCGGCATGGAGAACACCATCCGTAACGCGATGGGCGTAATCGAGGCGCGCGAGCAGGTGTATGACCCGCAAGCGGCGCTCAAGACGCTCAACCTGATTCAGAAAGTCTCCACCGGCACCGGCGGCAAGGTGTCGATTCAGGACATGGAAAGCGTGCTGCGCATGAT